TAGATCTTCGCCAGCAATGAATGTACGTGTATCACGCGATTCTTGTACAGCCATGATTATTCTCCAATTTCATAAGTTTTAGCGATAAGGGATTTACCCTCTGCTGTTTTAGAGATGGCATCAAAAGCAGCGTATTTGTTGACCTTATGCTCTTCGGCATAGGCATCTACCATCTTGTCTAGTTTAGATTGTGGGTCAGTCATGTCGGCCTCGACAGATTTTTCTCCCACTTCGTCCATAGCAGCAGCAAAAGCAGCATCTGCGCCTTTAAGTGCCTCTAGGACTTTTGCGTCACCCTTGATAACATTGAGCAACGACATAGCTACTTCAACGTCAAAGTGTGGTAATTCCGCTTCGGCTCTTTTACGCAGTTCAATCATCTGCTTTTCGACCTTAGCTTCCTCAAGAGCTTTCAAGACAGGCTCTGGAATGTCAGCCTTTACGACCATCTCTCCATTAACCTCAATCGTCTCTACGACCTCTTCTTTTTTCTCAACGACTTCACCTAGCTGTTTGCGTAGGTTCTCGTTTTCCTCTTTGAGTTCCATGAGTTCAGCTTCCAAGGAAATATCCTCATCAGCTTTCTTCATGTCGTCCTCATCCATCATTTTCTTAGCTTCTGGGAAGGTATAACCTTTGCCCATGTAGCCACGAAGTTTAGCCTTGAGGTCATCAGACATTTTGTCCATTTCCTCCATTTCGGCATCGCTCATTTTATATGCTTTTTCCATATTTTCCTCTTCGGAATCACGCTTGAAAAGTGCAACTTTGGCAGACGCATTTGCAGGACGGTCAACCAAAGATAGTTCGTCAAGCTCAAGTTGCTTAAGAAGATTCATCTTCAAGTTTCTCCTTGATTGCACGACCACCGATACTGAAGGCCGCAAGTTCACCAGATTTGACCTTATCCCAGACATCATCGTCGTAGACTTTGTAAGCCACAACCCATCCTTCACGGTCACTCTGTATGCCAAGGCTTTCACCAATTTCCTTAGTGATAGGCAGAGAGTGAATTACACGCCCTGTCATTTTACCTGTGTGCATTGTTTTACCGACACGAATATGTTCCATGAAATCATTCACGGCTTTAACAAGTGTGTCGGCTTCGATTACATCACCTTGACGGTCAACTACTCGTTCACCCCCCTCAGTGATAACGGAAGCCCATCCATAGACAATACGTTGTTCTTCGTCTGTCTTGAGGATCTTCCCTTCGATCTCTGTTTTAGTTAAGTCACTCACTGTGGCTCCTTTCTCCCACATACGACAAGACCAATATCTCGCAGTTGTCTTATCAGTTGCAGTATCGCACGAATGACGACTACGAAAGTTGGCTCTGGCTTTGGGATCATCACGGCGAATCTCCATATTAGGATCACCAAAAGTTACTTTCTTGGTTTTGTCACCATCTTTGACATAAACCCCAAACTTCTTGCTTGATCCAGAAGGAAGCCTAAAGGGTTTGTTTAGAGGTTTGTCTGCTTTATTGATGGCTGCTTCGGTAGGCAGTTCACTCTCATCCCACACGTCATTCTTTCTTGTTGACAGGGGGTGTTTAGTAGGGAGTAAATCAGTATCGTGTTTACCGCTACGGAAACGACCAGTGCGAATAGTACGTAAGAAGTTGTTGACACGCGCCATAGCCCATTGTTCTTTAGAGGACACATTAGGTCTTACAGAAGACGGGTTTGTCTTGTATGCGCCAATACCCCTGTCGTAAACCTGACGTAAGGTAGAAGCAGTTACCTTACCTTTACCCCCATGCTTTTTATTGTGGTCGCTTGCCTTACTTTCCAGCGTAGACATATCAACCTTGGTGATCTCTTGAATGATAGCGGTCAAGACCCTAGAAAGTAAATCATCAGGCTCTTCCTTATCATCTATATCACCAATCTGATTGTAGTATTCCATATATGCTTCATGCGTAGCCGCTGGCATGTAGTAAGCCTGACCGTTCATAAAGTGTGTGTGGATATCTTCACCAATTCCCATCATCCTCGCTCTTGTGCGAGCTTCTGCAGGGTTAGTGAACAGATCTTCATCCATCTGTCTTTTCTCTACTGCAGACCAAGCGGCAGAAAAAGCTCTTTGATCACTCTTGGTGTCTGCATAGACTGAGTTGAAGACACGACGAAACTGTGTTTGTTTTTCCTCTGGCACGGTTTGCCTAACTGCTTTTGGAAGCTCTGAGTTACGAGAATAGGGCATTACGGTTCACCCCTAACTATATTCTTAGCTAATACACCTTCAGCATAAATATTCATTTCATGTGTACCTTGGCCCGTTCTAACTTGAAATTGCACATCAGTTTTCTCGAAATATTTAAGGGGCAGTGAATGTACGATATCCATAGTGTTAGAAAAGGTTGTCCTAGACACTGTGAAAAAATGACCTAAGTTATTTACATAGACATTCCTAAACAGGCCAGTTTTACCAGAGGTAGTGTCATTGGAAAAGGCATCTACACGATAAAGGTAAAAACTATATCCTGCTGGTACAGTGAAAAAACTAGCTTGGTTTTTACCATCACCCGCTCTTATGGCTGCGTAAACTGTCCCACCATTGGACACTGTAATTAAACCTTGATTGCCATCAGTGTTGAAAAACAATACGTCATTAATTCTATAAAAAGATTTTGTTGTTGTGGCTGGTATAGTAACGTCTTCAGATATAATCTTATAGTCTGCATCCAGCCCCACAATCCGCACAATATACCCATTGTCATTTACTGTATCTGTACTTGCTACATCCATTGTTACAGCAGAGGTAGGATAGGTATAAACTGTAGCATATTCCCAAGTGGGTATAAAAGTTGTTGATACGCTTTCCTGATAACCAGATATATTTATAACTTGATAATCATTAACCTCACCTTTAGCAATAGCCAGTGGATCATGCTCATAAAGGTGTCGGCCCCAAGTGGTCATTAGTTCAACTCTTTGGTAATAAGTATTCCAATGTTTCCATCGTTAGGGAAACTCTCTACAGCACTGTCTGAGTAAGTAACCTCAAACTCTGCATAGTAAGTTCCTGCAGTATCTGTGTCAGATCCAGTCCAGTTGTATTGAACTATTCCGCTTGTAGCAGGACTAATTATAGTTGCAGCAGTATCAATCTTAACTGTACCAGCTAGGTCTTTCATGTGAAAGCGCACACTAGCTCCTGTAAGGTCTATCACACTACCACTACCGTCTTTAAGTGTAGCTCTTATAGAAGGAGCAGTGTCATTTTGTTTTAGGTAAAAGGGCATTATGCAGCCTCTAGTGTAACACTGTTAGAAGAAGGATTAAGGGTTACGACATTATTCTCGTTAGCAACTGTAAACACTTTGACGTAGTTCTGATCTTCGAACCTTAGTCTTGGCACATCTGCAATAAAGGTTATTTCAGAACCAGCAACAGTGAATGTACCTGCGTCTACAGGGAGTCTTACAGCCTTGGCAAAAGTAACCGCTTGACCTGTGAGGGTGAAAGAGCCAGCAGCAAAACTTTCGCCTATACCAAAGTCAATCTCTTGACCTGTGAGAGCAAACGATCCCGCGTCAGCCGTAACATTCAGCGCCTTAACAAGGTCGACACCTTGTCCAGAGAGTGTGAAGCTACCTGCATCTGCTGTTAGGTTGACCGCTTTATTTAGGTTTGCGGCATGACCAGTTAAGGTAAACGACCCAGCTTCAAAGCTCTCGCTAATACCAAAGTCGATCTCATTGCCCGTTAGAGTAAAACTGCCAGCGTCTGCTGATACATTTACAGCTTTCTTGAGCGTTACGTCTTGATCTGTAGAAGCAAATGATCCAGCATCAGCAGAAAGATTGATTGCTTTGGTAAGAGTTACATCTTGACCTGTGAGACTAAAAGATCCAGAGTTTGCTCCTAATATATCAGCAGATGAGAAAGAAACATCGTTGCCAGTTAGTGTAAATGTACCTGCGTCTACAGATAGAATAACTGCTTTCTTGAGTGTAGCGTCTTGACCCGTAAGAGCAAATGTACCTGCGTCCAGAGATACATTCAGTGCCTTGTTTAAGGTTACATCCTGACCACTTAGAGTAAAACCGCCGTTATTTGCTGTTAGAACTTTACCTTCTAGGAAGTCTACAGGCTGACCAGAGAGAGCAAAGCTGCCAGCATCAACAGAAAGGTTTACACTCTTAACAAGGGTTACATCTTGTCCTGTGGTTGAGAATGAACCACTATCAGCAACAAAGTTTATACCTCTGTTGAGGTTTACATCCTGTCCACTTAATGTAAAACCACCGTTGTTTGCGGTTAGAACTTTACCAGATGCAAATGATACATCTTGACCAGTGAGACTGAAACTACCTACATCTGCGCTAAAGTTGACGCCTCTGAGTAGACCAACGTCTTGTCCAGTAGATGTAAACGATCCACTATCAGCACTAAGAATAACAGCCTTTTTAAGACCAACATCCTGACCGCTAAGGCTAAAGCCACCGTTGTTTAGTGAAATGCTTTTGCCTTTGATAAGGCTTACGTCTTGACCTGTAACTACAAAACTACCGCTTGGAGTAACTTCAGTAATAAGTTTCGCTGCGCCTTGCAGACTTAAAGTAAATGTGCCCGATGTGACAGAAAGGTTAAGGGTTTTATTAAATGTTACATCTTGTCCTGTAGTGGTAAATGACCCAGCATCAACAGATAGAACCTTGCCGCGATTTAAATTAACAGTCTGTCCACTTAAACTGAAGCTGCCACTATCGGCAGACATCTTAACCGCTTTGACTAGATCAACATCTTGTCCAGCTAAAGTGAAGCTACCATTATCAGCGGCAATATTAACTGCTTTAAGTAAATCAACAGTCTGACCAGTCAGTGAGAACGAACCACTAGCTGAAACCAGCAGAGCTTTAACAAAATTTACATCTTGGCCTGTTAGAGTGAAACTTCCGCTATTAGCCGTAATGTTAACGGCTTTGAGTAGGTCTACAGTTTGCCCAGAGACGCTAAAGCTACCGTTAGCAGCACTTAATTTGACTGCTTTGTTTAAGTCTACTGTTTGTCCACTAAGAGTAAAGCTACCGTTAGAGGCCGTAATGTTTAATGCTTTATCTAAATCTACCGCTTGCCCAGAAAGGCTAAATGAGCCAGCATCAGCAGTTAGTTTATTACCAGCTTGTAATCCTACCGTTTGACCTGTGAGAGCAAAACTACCCGCATCGGCAGTCATGCTATAGTCAATAGACGTTACACCCGCATCCGCGAAGGGAGCCGCTGCTATAGGGTGCAAGCCAAACATCTATTTACTCCGCAGGTTTAGTGGGCCACGTTATATTTTCTGGAAAACCAGCTTGTTGGGGGACATCCAATAACGCTTGCCGATAATTCGCCCATTCTTGCTGCTTTTCTGCAGTCAATTCACCCCAGCGCAAAGCGTTGCCAGCAATTACATCAACTTCTTGGAGTTGTCTATTTCTCTCTGCACGATAAACTTCAGGGTTTAGTGGTGGGGCTGTGTATGTTCCATCAGCATTACGGGTATGTCCAATTCTAACAGTTTCATCGCAAAGTATCCAATTGCTTTCCAGCGCACTTTCACTTTCTGCAAAATTAACGACAATGTTGTTTTCAATAACAGCGTATCTCATTTTATCCTCTACAGAACTATTACAGAACAGAAGCCAGCCGTTCCTGCGCTTGCACCAGTTGCATCCATGTCCGTTGCACCTGCCGCCCCATAACCAGAAGGGGCTATTGGGCCTGTTCTGGTATAAGATGAGCCTGATTTAAATGCGTGCTGACCTGCGCTACCATGCCCATTAAATCGCTTTCCATGATACCTTGTGTTTGTAGTGTATACTGTATTCATACCGCCAAGGCTCTCATTAGCGCTTGGAGGCTCAATCTCATCAGTACCAACAGCAGTTGAGGTGAATACTGCGCTTTCCATCCCAGATACATAATAACTGTATTCATTTGAATTTATAGTTGATTGATTTACACCAGTGTAGACATCACCAACAAAACCATTAGCTGATGTTCGACTGTCACCACCTTGCCCACCCAAAGACACCAAAAAGGTGCCAAAGGAAGTATTACCACCCTGCGACCCCGCGCTTGCTGTAGTAGTAGACGCTGCCCCACCAGCCCCGATTGTGACAGTTACTGAAGATGGTAAATCTGATAATTGTATCCATTTGGTTTTCAAGTAACCGCCAAAAGCGCCGTTTACATAAGATGTCCCGTCATTTCGACCACCACCGCCACCGCCGCCAATCAAAGTCACCAAAGCAACAGTACCGCTTGACGGCTTTGTCCAAGTGCCGCTGGATGTAAAGGTTTGAACAGCAGCCCCGCCACTCGCATCGGAAAACTCCAGCGCAGTCGCACCAGAGTTGACTTGTAAAATTTGGGAAGCAGTGCCTAATGAAGTAGGTAAGTTCACCGCTACGGTTTGTGCTAAGTCGCCTAAGTCTCTACTTTTAGTCATGTTTTAGCCTTTAACAAAAAAAATATAAGAAGAGCCAGCGGCTTAGTGATAATTTAAGATGCAACATAGACCCAAGCCTTACCATTTGATCCGATTGCAATCCGCTCTTCATCATTTATAGAAATAGAAGCATTTGCAGCCGCACCTGTATCTGGTCTTAATTGTTGCACTTGGGACCATGTGCCTGACGAAAGCTGAACTCCACCAGAGCCAGTGCTTTGGAGAACTTGGCCTGACGTGCCATCGTCTAGGGCGGCGGCTAGGGCGCTGAGGTTGGAATTATTGCTCATATCTTAGCTCCCCTAGTGCGCTGTGAAACCCGTTGGAACGGTGTAAGTGACGTTATTGCCTACGTTAATTGTACCAGTGTAAGTTTCAGTACTGCTTGCGCCGTTGCCAAACGCAAGTTTTACAGCAGTCGTGCTTGATGTTCCGACAAGGAAGCTAGATGATGTTGAGCTTGGGTCTTGATACCAACTACCGTTTTTACCAACCCAAACTTCTCTGGTGGAAGTGTCGTATGCAAACATTATAGTATCGCCACTAGAGGTCCAAGAGCCTAAGCCAGTAGATACATTGCTTGGATATTTGTTACCGTTACTGGCAAACAAAATGACTGCTCCACTGGTATTATACCCAGCGGAACTCACTGCATCATCAACCAAACCAATCATTGAAAAGGTACTGGCGGTGCCAACTTCTAATTCAAAGTAATATTTACCTGTTCTCAATGTACTTGAGAAGCCCATACCACTGGTACTAGTGATGGGACTTGTGACATTGTACGAATTTGTTCCAGCCGCATTAAATATACCTGTGTTTGGTGTCGTAATGTCTTGAGAAAAGGCTAACGAAAGTGTGCAAAAGCGTGTAGTCGTACTAATCCCGTCACTTGCACTCAAACGCACTTTTACAGTTCCAGCATCCGAGCTTGTCGTAGAGGGATCAAAAGTATAAACGCCCGTGCTTTGATTTATAGAGGTTGCTGTGGCAAGTTGATCGGGTAAAGCATTATTAGCTGTTGGGTAGGCAATGCCATAAGTAATTCCAAATCCTTCTGGGTCGGTAGCTACCATTGTTACGGTGCTTGTTGATCCATCACTATTTAATGTGTGAGTGGTTGCTGGTTCAGTAGTAATGACAGGACTTTCATCAACACCAATACTGACTCGTTTCCACGCTGATGTAGTGCGGATATACAATTGGTCTGCCGCAAGATCATAGGCAAGGTCGCCCTCGGAAGGGCTGCTTGCATTATCAATATAAGTTGCACCAGCGGGGGTGCCGTCTGTGCCAGATTTGGCTGTGTAAGTGGTGACACCAGAGCCGCCACTTCCACCGCTAGAGGCAGCGCCAGCCACCTCTGTAACTGTAATCAAGTCACCAGTTGTTGCTCCTGACGCAAGTGTGACTGTGTTTGCAGCAGCAGAAATAGTAACATCAGTTGAGAACAGCTTCGCACCGTTCAGATATACACTGACGTTATCAGCATCCGTTATTCCACCCGTGACAGTGAATACTGTTTGACCACTTGTCGCTGTAAATTCTTGCTCTGCTAAAGAAACAGAAGGCAGAGAAGCCCATTCGCCAGCCGTTGCGCCAGAATTGACGGTAAGCACCTGACCAGCGGTCCCAAGCGACGAAGGGATGTTCGTAGCAATATCAACACCGTCAACAGTACCACCAACAGTGATATTATTACCGATAGCTACATTGTTGCTTGCATCCTCAATGACCGCTTTCGACGCTGGCAGAGTAACAAAGATGTCTTTACTACCAGAACTCCAGCTTACAGCCGCATCACTGTTAGAGCTTTCGATAATCGTAGTTCTGGCGAGCGTTGTTCCTGAAGCAGTATAAGTTCCAATACCGACCTCATAGTCCGTACCATCAGTACAGGCATAATACGTAGTATTACCATCACCTACAGCCGCAAAGGACTGGAACCCATCTTTAGCTCCCGCAAGAGTATAGGTTCCAGTTCCCGTTGTGGTTGTGGTTTCTTGTACGCGATCAGCGACAACAAGCGCCATGATCTACCCCTTAAGTAAGAGTAAGGATACCGTTTGCTCCAATGTCGATAGTGAAGGTATCACCATCGTTCAGTGTGAGGCTTGAGAGGTAGTCATAGTAGCCAATGATAGGATCGGCTGGAGAGGTAGGCGTATCATTATAGATAACGACATATCTAAATGCTGCTGCAGATCCACCAGATGCCGTGATTGTAAGGTCATCTGCTGATAGTTTGTATGTGCCACTTGTTTGTGTAGATGTTACGTTTGCTAAGGTTGGTGCTGAACCACCTATGTTGGTGTACGCAATTTCTGTGATGTTTGCTAAAACACCGTTGCCATCTGCTGTAGCATCTGTACCTGCAGTTGGATCTGTGTTTGACAACGCAACCTTTAGCGTGTCACTGTCGAGGTCCATAGCGTTAGCTAAGTTGACCACGAAGTCATTTACTTTCGTAAAACTTGCCATTTTGTTTACTCACTTTTCTTTGGTGGTAGCTCCGCGTTAGCTAACAGAGCATTTACAATGTCATCCTGATCACTCAGGTCTATGTTAGCGCCGTTCAAGTTACGTAGGTAACTACCAAGTTCTCTCAGGTCATGTGGCGCTACATCACCTGCACATATCTTTGGCATCAAGTCAAAGTTAAGACCGTTGATATGCCAAAGTGGTTCAACTAACTGCTTATTCAATACATCAAAAATGGAGTTGATATAGCTTTCCATAGAGCGTAGGAATAAGTCAGTTTTAGATTTGCTTAACGCATAAGAGCCATTTGCCCCTGCACCCAACATCAAGAACTCAGCCATAACGCTCCTAGCAATATCGTGCTGATAGCGGCTGATGATAGGATTGATATCAATGTTGCGAGAGCCATTACTTGTAATAAGTTCAATGTCCACAATTCTCTGGTTGGTTGGTTTTCCATCTATATCTCTATACACATCAGAGGGCAACAAAGCATAGCCTTGCTCATTGAACTTAAGGTCTCTTAGGATCTTCTCCATCTGACCACGTACTGATACTTGATCAGCGGTTGCATCAGGAGAAAGATATTCTGCAGCAATCCTTCCAATAGGAACACCATGAAGCTCTCTCTCAACAGCTATGGCTTCCACACTCTGAAAGTTCTTTAGGTACTGATATGAAGTATAAGCGTTCCGTAAGATAGAACGACCAGAAGGGTCATTATTTATACTTGTTGTTTTATAGTGCAACAACTTATTAATTGGAATATAGGTAGTTTTAAGACCGTAGTTCTGCTCTTGCTTTACACCTAATATATCCCCTGTTGTTTTATCAACATCAAACTCTTCTATGGTCCACTGCGCCCTAGAAGCCAGCTTCCTTACGCCTATCCTACCATCAGAATATCTGCTGTAAGATTTAGGGTCTTCTGTTCTAGGTCCACGTCTACGTTTATAGACCACCTCAAACAAAGAAAACCCAAACGTCAAATGCGAAAGGGCTTCTGCAATATGATCATCAAGAGAATGTTCCATGTCCTTTAGGACACCTTCGACAAACTCTGCTTCTTTTCTACCTGCTGCTGTATCTTTAGCTGGTTCGACATAATAATCTACATCACGTAGAACCTGCTCTGTGGCGTACATAATTGCGCCAATAGTGCTATCATTGTCTCGCATCTCACGAAACTTGTTGATAGCCTTCTTACCTTTGATCTCCTGCAGAAACTCATCTGCACGAATAGTACCATTGCGGGTCTGTTCCCCACCTTGGCCTAACTCTAGTTTACCTAGCTGTTCACTAATCTTCTTCATTTAGGCCACTAAACCTTTTGCGCTAGAGTAAGCAAGTCTTAAGGTAGGGGTTGGATTACCGTGGTGCATCAAGTCGGTCAATGCCCATACGCAAGCGTCTAACCTGTCGGGAGAGCCTAGAGAACCCAAAGGCTCCCAAGTTCTCATTTGCGTTTCCAACTCGTCAAGACCTTTAACATGCTTGACTTTATGTTTTTCATAGAGTGCAGATATAGGTT